CATTATTATTGTAATCTGGATAGAAATGTTGATAAATTTCTTCTATTTTTGTGATTAAAATATCTAATTGGTCAGTATTTACTTTTTTATATTCATCTATAAAATATATGTTATTTGATAAATAATTTTTATATGTGTTATTAAAATATGAAAAATAATCTCTTTCTAATTCATTTAATCTAATAAATATATTGTTTAATTTATTTCTTGATATAGTCTTTTTTAAAATACAATTAAAATTTTTTATTATATCCTTTAAATTATTAGAATCATTTATTTTTTCTTTTATATATAATTCTGTATGTTTATCGCTTAAACTATCAATAAGTATTTTTTCAATCTCTTCATTATTACTTTCTGATTCAATTATATCATTTTTTTCTAAAAGTATATTTTTTATCAAATTATAATGCATTTCTTCTAACGAATAATTATTATTGTTTAATTCTGAAGAACTACCTCCATAATTAATTTTATATATATATCTCATATATATAAAATTAAATTATTTAAATGGATTTTTTTTAAATTTAAAGTATACATCACGACATTTGTTAACATCATCATCTAATAAACCATTTTCTGTTATATTTTCAAATGATTCTCCATTCAATAATCTTAATATAAAATTTAATGAATAAACTCCACATTCTGAATTTTTATACTGATGTCTATTATGATTATACTCTACCTGTAACTTAGATTCAATCTTATTCTTACTAGTCTTATTCATGAACGAGTCTGTTAAATTTAATTCACTACATTCACTATTACAATAATCTTTACTATAACACCATTTACTTATTCGCTCTACTAAATTTCTAATCCTTTTTTCTGGCCTTATCCCATACGAATCAAAAAAATAAATTTGATTTTTCTCTAAATCACTAAATAAAGCAACCCAGTGACTTCCTGATTGCCAATGCTCATCTAAATTAAATACAAAACCAATTCTCTTTATACCAGAATCCATTAACTCACCATAATCTATGTCTCGTATTCCAGCAAATGGTAAGTCATCAAAATCAATTGGGACAGCTCCAAAAAATTTAAAATCTTTATACTTATCTTCATACTGAGACATTACATCATTTATATGTAATGTATTTAACCACTCAAATTTTCCTTCTGGACCATTTGGTCTAAACGTATTTTCTAATATACTTTTATCATCCATTTTTTTTATGAAGTCTTGTTTTAACCAACAGATTTGATCATCACAAACATTTTCTAAATTTTTTGTTAACTGTTTTAACAAATCTTTTTTATTATCACTTATATTTATTTTTTTCCCTTTCACTTTTCCTTTATCTAAATGTAAATTATAAGCAATTGAGATTTTTTTTAGATCATCTACAGTAAAACAACTTCCATTTTTATAATCTTTAGTTGGTGCACATTTATTATCCTCTACCATATAATTAATTTACATAAAAATTATTTTATAAATAATTTATATTCACCATTTTCAACTTGACCAATTTTTATTACTTCCTTATTATAAATACATCCCATTTTATTATCAATAAAACAAACAATCCCATTTATCTCTTTCCTTTCCAATACAGATTCATTTTTTTGAATAGCATTTGATAAATCAATATCTGAATCATTATCATCTATTTCTATTAAATTCTTAGTTTTAGAATTTCGTTTTATTTCTTTTAAATATTTTTTATCTAATTCATTATAATCTAGATTATAATCATCACTAATTTTCTTCAATAAATCTTCGTTTGATTTAATTATATCTTCTAGTAATAAATTTCTATGAGTTTCTATAAATAAATGATAATCTGAAATAAAATTATTTAAACTTTTCGACATATTTTTGAAAATACTTTTCATTATTTAAATATAAACTTATATGTTTAAATAATAATGGATTTAACTTTTAAAAATGAAATATTTAATCAATTATTATCTGAAATATCTACTAATGTAGATTTAAGATGCAACATTTGTAAAGAAGAAATATTAGTAGATTCGTTTGATTTAAATTGTAATCATAAATTTCATGCCAATTGTTTACTAAATTCTTTTGATAGATACTCTGAACCAAAATGCCCTTTATGTTCAATTTCAATTAACTTTCATTATCATAAATCTAAATGTATTATTGAAAATTGTTCTAAAATTAGTTACAATTCTGAATCACTTTGTAATACTCATTCTAAAAAATACTTGAAAACCATTTTAAATGAAAAAAATAAAGAACTGAAAATAAAAAATCAAAATATTAAAAAAATTAAAAACAAAATTGAAAAATTGAAACAAAAACAATCAGATATACAAAATGAAATTCAGAAACTAGAAAACACAATTTTAGACTTAAACACTTAATAGTAATATATATTAAAGATGGAAGACCAATTAGATTCTTTAAAAGATATTATTTATGATTATTTAGAAAATAATGATTTGTATTATGATGATATAGAACAATTTAAAAAATTTGTTATCGAAAATATGGAATTTATTCATCCAAATTTTGATCATCAACTAATTAATAAAAACTTCTTTAAATTAATTAATTTTAAATTAGAATACAATTTAGATGAAAAATGTAAAAACTTGTTTGATAAAAAATATGTACAAGTACCAACTGAATATATTGATTTAGTAAATCACGTAAAATACATTGCTGAATTACCTCAACCAGAACAAAGAACTCAAGAATGGTTTGATATGAGAAAAAATATGATTACAGCTAGTTGTGCTGCTCAAGTTATTGGAGAAAATCCTTATCCAAATCAAGGTCCTGATGAATTTATATTAGACAAATTAAATTTAGGTCCTCCGTTTATTGATAATAAGTTTGTTCATCACGGTAAGAAATATGAAGAAATAGCGACTAAAATTTATGAAAACATTTATAATATAAGAGTAGATGAGTATGGGTTAGTTCCACATATATCTAAACCAAGGATACCATTTATTGGGGCAAGTCCGGATGGGATAGCGAGTCACTATGATTTGGAGAATAATTTTTCAGATATGGTAGGACGTATGTTAGAGATAAAGTGTCCATTAACGAGAAAGATAAAAACTAGCGGTGAGGTAGATGGAGAAATATGTCCGCATTATTATTATTGCCAAGTTCAGCAACAGTTAGAGTGTTGTGATTTAGAGTATTGTGATTTTTGGCAATGTTCATTACAAGAGTTTTATTCTAAGAAGGATTTGTTAGAGGACGAGACACGATTAAATTTCAAGGAGGAGCAAGATAAAGAATTAAATGTTCCAATAAATTGTAGAATGGGTTATATAATCCAATTATTACCAAAAAACAAGATTACTAAATTCTGTTTATTTGATGCAAAGTACATTTATCCAGATGATGTAAATAAATCAATATTAGAGTATGATTTATGGTTATTAGACGAAATAACTAATTTACATAACAAATATCCTGATTTAATGAAAAATTATGTTTTTGATAGAGTATTGTATTGGAAACTAACTGTTTGTCATAATGTCAAAATACAAAGAAATCGAGATTGGTTTAAAGAAAAGTATCCCTTGTATAAAGAGTTATGGGATCGTATTACATTGTATAGATCAAATAAAAAAGAGTTAAATAAATTTATAACAAATTATAATAAGAATAAAAAAAAAAAAGTTGTTGTAGAAGATAATGAAGATAAGTTTATTGATACCGAGTCAGATAATGAAGAGTTAGTTGATGATAAACCTGATAAATCTAAGTTATTTGTTGATTCGGATGAATCTGTTTAATAAATAATATTTATAAAAATTTAATAAATATTATGTTTAATATTAAAGAACAACAACGTGGGTTAGTTATTGTTTACTTGTTTTCTTGGTCGTTTTTTTTATTTTGAATATAATTTGCTTCATATATTCTTTTAATAAAATCTTTTTTATTTTTATCTAAAGCACGCTTTTCTTCATTCTCTTTTTCTGAATTTGAATTATGAGTTTCAGGGTTTAGAAAGAGTTTTTCCCTTAAACATATTTAAATTTTTATTGATTTCAATTTCTTGATAACCTTTACGGTTTGTTGTTTTATTGATTTGTTTTGTTTTGTTTTGTTTTATTTTTTGGGTTACCAGACATTCATA